ACTTCGAAGATGCTTTACCTCTCGACGAAGACAACACCCGCTATTACGTTATTTTTACGCGCTTTAAAACTAAAGAGGAAGCGCGCCAGTACCGCGTTAAACATGAAAAGTTTTACGGCTGGCTGTTTGAGTCTATGCGCGCCAACGCAGGTAGCTTGCGTAAGTATTTTACCGAGCGCGTGATATCCGAAGCGTTTAATAACAATGCGCGAGCACCGGAGAGCCAGGGTAAGCACCGCATGGTTGAGGTCAGCCGTAACGACGAGGAACGCATGCTAGAGGATCTGCTTGATCAAGGAGGCCGCGCCCTGGGCATGAATGAGACGCTGCTGTCTGTGACCTGGCTGCGCACCGTCTGGCCGCTTAGCGGGGCTCTACCGTGGCCTGGGCCTACCCGCATGCTGCGCACCTTAGCCAAGATGGGTTATGTGCGTGTGCCGCTAGCAACTTATAAGTCCAGGGTTAAATTAGGCCGGGGGCTACACACTATTTATACGAAGGACGTGGCTTGGTCTAACTGCACTGATCTTGATTTAGTGCGGGATGCGATAGGAGGGAATTTAGATAACATAGCTGAAGAACACTGATGTACACAGGAGGTACACTACCTGTGTACCGACTTAAGTACTTGATTTCATTCTTCTTTCTTTCTTTTAGTACACTGGTACACTGAAAAAGTAATAAAGAGAGTAGAAGAAGAAATGATATATCGTGATATTACGATATATACATTATGCGTCAGGATAGAGTTTTGTTGATTCCGGTGCACCGCGTGTACCAAATCGCTGAAACCCAATACAGGTAAGGGTTTCAGCCCGTACACAGGGGTGTTCTGAGTGCGTACCAGACGGTGTACCTGACAAGGTTAAAAAGCTTTTTAACTTTTAAATTGGATAAAGAGGGGGTTTTATGGCTAAGTCGGATAATTTTAAGGCGGCTAAGCGTTTAGCTTTACGTGATTTACTAGATTTTTACGGGGGCTCAACTAAGCAGTTAGCCCGAATTTTAGCTATACCTGAAGGCCGAGCCGCCGGATGGATGTCTTACGGGCAAATTAGCGCTAAAGGGGCGCAACTTGTCGAAAAGGTAAATCCTAAATTTAGCGCTGCTACGCTTAGACCTGATCTTTTCGGGGGTAAAGATGGCTAAAATTGCAGCTTTACTAAAACCTCTCGCTAGGCCTGCTACGCTTGCTAAGGCTACTAAAGCTCTTGAGATAGGGGTTAAAGTTAAAACTAAGGCTACGAAGCCTACTAAACCTAAGATAAAACTAGAACATACCGACCAAGTTATATTTACGGCTAAGTTAAAAACGTTTTATCCCGACGTACTGGGCTACGCCGTACCTAACGGCGGCTCCCGTGGTGAGCTAGAACGTGTGCGTCTAGCCGCCGAAGGTGTTCGCGCAGGTGTATACGATTTTTGTATACAAGAAGCAAGGGGCGGTTATTTTGGCCTCTATTTAGAGTTCAAGCGCTTAGGCCGACAAAATGAAAAGAACGGGGGCCAAAGCGAGGCCCAAGTTGAGTTTGCCGCAGCGGCGCATCGTAAAGGGTATTGCTGCATTGTCGTGTACGGGCATAAGCACGCCTGGGACGTTTTCAACTGGTATATGGATTTTGCCGTTACAATCCCCGTCAGATAACACAACTGAAAGCTATCGGGGTTTGCCATGCTGCAGGGTCAAGGCGCGGCGCAGGATCAAGAAGATGAATTAGAGGAGCTGCAGGCTCGCCTTGAAAAGCGGGCTGTTTCCGTTCGCTCAACGACTATCGATCCGCCTGATTGGTTTGACATGCGTGTTATGCAGCAACAGAGAGATAAGCGCCTTCGGTCGTTACGCAAGCGCAAGTTAAATCGTAACTGGATATCCCCGCGGTTCCATCGATAATTTTGAGGTGACACTATGGCCTTCCCTAATTCTCAGTCCAACCCTGCCTCTGCTATCCCTGTCTGGATTGCCTCCGCACCTGCAGGTAGCGGCTCAACTCAGCATGTTGTCAACCTGACGACCAATGAGACTCTGCCCATAACGACAGGACCAACGTTACTCGAAAGTATTATTGTCGGGGTGGCGGGCGTGACTTCGACTATCGTGGTTGACGACGGGTCTAGTGTGAAACTTACACTGTCTACTACAGCCGTTAATGTTTATCCGGTGAATATCCCAATCGCTACGGCGCTCAACGTCACAACGGCCGGCGGCACTGCGGCGAATATCACGCTTATCTATTCAGAATAACCGGAGGCAATTACCGAGCTAGCACCATGGCTAAAGCTAAAACTAAGGAGCAACTTGAGCAAGAGTTAGCTGCTGCGCTCGCTCAAGTTGAAGAGGTGCAAGCGGCGTACATGAAGGCCATCACGCCCAAGGCCGCGAAGTATAAGCCTACAAAGCTTGTCACATTTACTCATGCGGTTATGACTGAGCTTTGTAGCTATATCGCCGGTGGCCCAGGTGTGCGAGGAATGACCGTTACTGATGCGACTAATCAACCTGGCATGCCGAGTATGAGCCTGCTATTTACCTGGCTCGATAAGGCTGCGGCACCTGAAGAATACCCTGAGTTTAAAGGCGTAGCAGAGATGTACGCGGCTGCGCTTGAGGTCCGCTTGCAATCTATGCAAGACGAGTGTGTCCAGATTGCCGATGATGACCGTATCTCGCTAATCGAAGAGACTGAACAAGAGCTAGTGTATCGGCGCGGCAAGCTTGTTATCGACCCCGAAACAGGCAAGCCTAAAATCCGTATCACCAAGCAAAAGATTAAACGCATTGACAACACTCAACGTGCCACCTTACAGATAACGACACGCCAATGGATCATGGGGCGCATGACGCCTAAAAAGGTTAGGGTTAGTCAAATGGACTATCGCATTAGCCAGGGTAGCGCAACTAATCAGGAAGGCGCTGACGACCCGGCTTTGATCCGTATCATCGGTGGCTTGCCGGCCGACGCACAAATCCGCGAAGAGCCGAAAGTGACGTATCTCGAACAGGCTGAGGACGGGGTGAATCGCGATGCCTGAAATCATCCTGCCTACACTACACCAGGGGCAGATAAACGCGCATCTCGCACGTGGCCGGTTTAAGGTATTGCGATGCGGGCGCCGCTGGGGCAAGACTGAATATCTGACTACGGTTGCTTGCGATGCTGCGGTTAAACGTGAGTCGGTTGGTTGGTTTACGCCGGAATACAAGCAGCAAACCGAGGTGTATGAACAGATCCTTGATACCCTGGAAGTCGTTAAACGCCGGTCGTCTAAAACCGAAGGTGTGATCCGGCTAGTCACAGGAGGCCGGATTGACTTCTGGACCTTAGAGAACCCGCGTGCCGGCCGGTCCCGCAAGTACCACAAAGTCATCCTTGACGAAGTGGCCTTTGCTAAACCGAACATGATGGATATATGGACTAAATCCATTAAACCTACCTTGCTCGACTACCGCGGCACAGCGATTGCAGCGAGTACGCCGAACGGGGTTGACCCAGATAATTTCTTTTACAAGATATGCAATGACCCTGAGAACAAGCACGGGTTTATCGGCTATCATGCGCCGTCGCATAGCAACCCTTTCCTGCCGCCCGAGGAGTTAGCTCTACTCCGGGTACAGAATCACCCGCTTGTCTTTAAGCAAGAATACCTCGCTGAGTTCGTGGATTGGTCCGGGGTGCAATTCTTTAGCCTCACGGCGATGCTCGATAACGGCGTGCCCGTGCCGACCCCTCAGCACATCGATACTGTGTTCGCCGTGATCGATACAGCAGTTAAGACAGGCAAGGATAACGACGGTACCGGCGTAACGTATTATGGATATTCCGAGTTCCACGGCACGCCGCTTACCATCTTGGATTGGGATGTGCTGCAGATCGAAGGCGCGCTGCTTGAGACCTGGCTACCCACGGTTTTCCAGAACCTAGAAGCGCTGTGCGTTAAGACCAAGGCGCGTAACGGATCACAGGGCGCTTTCATCGAAGATAAGGCTTCAGGTACTATCCTTATCCAGCAGGCCTTGCGTCGCGGGTGGCCTGCACAGGCAATTGACAGTAAACTTACGGCACTAGGCAAGGATGAACGGGCGATTAGCGTCTCAGGCTATGTCTATCAAGGTCTCGTTAAGATCACTCAATACGCTTACGATAAGGTAGTGCAATACAAAGGCGAAACCCGGAATCACTTTCTCACCCAGGTGCTCGGATTTAAGATAGGCGTGAAGGATCAGGTAGATGACCTACTGGACTGCTTCACTTACGGTATCAGCTTGGCCCTCGGCAACGGCGACGGCTACTAAGGATTTAAATCATGGCCGAATACGAAATCAGCAACGGCACGGGCACAGGGCAAGCTTTTGCTCAGATTATGAGCGGCGGCGATATCCAGCCAGGTGACTCACCCTCTTACGAGCTGTGTAAGCTGATATATCGCTATCACCCGCTCGGGGCCAAGATGGCGCGCGCGCCGATTAAGATGGCGCAATCTCAAGAGCGCAAGATAACGATTAACGGCGGCCCCGAGGATCGTTTGCGCAAAGCTTTTGAGGACGAGTGGCTGAATCTTGAGAATGACAAGAACATCCTCAACGTCGGTTCGCTATCTCGGGTGTACGGGGTTGCGACGGTCATTGTCGGTGCCGTCAATATTCCGACAGATAAACCGATCGACCCGTTCAAGTGGCCTAAGCTTGAGCTTTATTTCAACGTACTCGACCCTTTGAATACGTCGGGCTCACTCGTGCTTAATCAAGATCCTAATGCACCTGACTTCCTGAAATACAAGGACGTGACGGCCGCCGGCCAGGTTTATCACCGCAGCCGCGCCTGTGTGCTAATGAATGAAGAGCCGGTATTCCTAGACTACACAGGTTCGGCCTTCGGCTATGTCGGGTGTTCGGTCTATCAGCGGGCACTCTACCCACTTAAGACGTTTATCGAATCAATGCGTACCGATGATCTTGTGACGCGCAAGGCCGGAGTGTTGATTGCCAAGTTGAAACAGATCACAGGCGTTATCACTAACTTGATGCAGCGTGCCGCAGGGCGTAAGCGAGATCTGTTGAAGGAAGCGACGACCAACAATGTGATCAACATTGGCCCGGAAGATTCGGTTGAGACGCTTAATATGCAAAACGCGGATACCGCTATGACGGTAGCGCGTAAGAACGTATTAGAGAACGTCGCTGTTGCCGCGGACATGCCGGCCAAGCTATTGAATAGCGAGACCTTCGCGGAAGGTTTCGGGGAAGGTACCGAGGACGCTAAGAACGTGGCGCGATATATCGATAATATTCGTAAGTGGCTCAATCCGGCCTACGCTTATTTCGATGAAATTACGATGCATCGCGCTTGGTCCCCCGAGTTCTATGCGTGCGTGCAAGCCGACTTCCCTGAGTATCAAGCTATCCCCTACGAGCAAGCTTTTTACAAATGGAAAAATAGCTTTAGTGCTACTTGGCCTTCCCTGCTGATTGAGCCGGAAAGCGAACAGGTCAAGGTCGAAGATGTGAAGCTCAAAGCTATTGTCGCCGTGATGGAAGTTATGACGCCCTTAGTCGATCCGACTAATAAAGCTGAGGTTATGCGCTGGGCCTCGGATAACCTGAGCGAAATGAAGCTGATGTTTAGCACGCCGCTTATGCTTGAATTTGACGAGTTGCTTGCTTTCCTGCAGAAACAGCAACAGGCTAGCGAGGATGCCGCTAGTCAGCTAGCACAGCAAGACACTCAGCAAGCCGAGACGCCGACCAGTCGACCAAAGCCTTTTGCTGTAACTGCCTAACATGGCGAGTAAATCCTTTTTCCAAGTCATCACCGAAGCG